GTTTGAACCTTAAAGATATATCATCTAAATAAGATTTCAAATAAAGCGAATTCAACCAGGTGATCTATTTTCGTCGAGTGTTTACTTTAAGGCCATTATAAAGCTGTTCAAAGCATTCAAAAAACGTATTGGTAAAAAACTGAATGCAGCTTTCAGCTTCTTTTAAATACTTCTTTTTGCCTTCACCATCGAGATTTTTATACGGGTAAATAAGCTCATTTTCGCTATTGAGTGACGGCTTAGCCAAAGAATTTAATAACTCAACTTCGATAGTTGTCGACAATTCACCTTTAATGCCCAACTCTTGAAATAGCAGTACTCGAATATCGATCAACCTTTGAAATAAATCATTGATTCGATCGACATAACCCCGTGCCTGGTTAATAAATTCCGGCTCGGTCAGTATACTGACATTCATATAAAAATCAGCGGCTCGTGGCGCTTCGTTTGGCGAAGTAGTTTTATCATTTGATATAACACTTGGCTTTATTTCTCCAAAGCCCATTAACAACCAACTAGAGTTCGCTTGAAACACATCAATAATCTTGGTAAGCAAATCAAAACTGGGTTTATTTCGACCTTTTTGGATGTTATAGATTACAGTAGGTTTGACGCCTAGCCGATTTGCGAATGAATTTGTTGTCAAATTTTCATGTTCAATTAGCTGTGTGATACGGTCGTTAACGGTTGTTTTAATCATGAAATAACATCAAATGATAAAATTTATATAATCGAATGCTTGTTTTATTAGATCAAATGATATAATATTGCTATCGAATTGTATCAAAAATAACTAAATCATGGAAAGACAAGAATTAAAATCAAAAGTTCCACATGGTTACATCGAGGTGATAGCAGAGCGGGCCGGAGTAAACCGTATGACTGTTTCAAATTTTCTAAACGGCAAAAACGATAATGTAAAGGTTGAAATGGCAACGCTGGAAGTCCTGGCCGAACTCGCCGAAAAGAAAAATAACCTTATTGCTCGAATTGGATAACGCCTGCCGAACATGCCGCAATTACATAATGGTGTTTTTGGATTTACTTACGAAGAGTTGATACCCTTCTATCCGTCCCGCTCGGCGTTTATCAAGCAGATACAACGTGACAGGGACAGAGAGACTGGTCTCAAAATATTGCGGAGAGCATGTTACCGTACAGATGCCTTAATTCATATCGACAGTATCCCCACTCATGTCTTAAATGCTTTGGGCGACCCACGCCAAGCAAAACATCCGCTCGAAAAGTATTACCAACTTGACAAAGAGGCAAGGCGCTTTTTTAGCAATCAGCAACTACCCAACGGAAGCTTTTTAAGCATCGAGCATCAGGACAAATACACAATTAATGCCAGCGTTCTAAACGCCTTACTTGCCTTCCGGGCCGATCTGATAAAAGAAAGGAAGCAAAAAGCGCAAAACCTGTTCGGAATCGACGACGTGCTGTTGCATCAATCAATAACCTTTAAGAAGGCGCTTAAAACCAAGCATAATTATGAACACGCTTTGCCAGACGGTGAAAAGGCTTTTAAAAAGGCTTTAAAAGCCTTCGAAAAGGATAGCTATATCAGCTTGATTTCTGGTAAGCACGGGAACGCCAATAGTCGAAAGGTAACAGATAAAACCATAGCATTACTGGAGAGCATGTTTGCGACAGACACAGCCAAACCAACTCCGACTGAGGTACACCGTGAATATCTCAAATTCCTTTTCGGCAAGCTGGAGGTTATAGACCCCTCTACGGGCGAACTATATCTCCCTAGCGATTTTGATCAGCTTAGTGACAGCACTATAAAAAAGTACCTTACAAGTTGGGGCAGCGCTGCTGGCACTTACGCGGCCAGGAGCGGTGACCGCCAAAAGCTGATGGGCCAGTTTAAACCTTATCATTCGAATTCACAACCTAAATATGCTGGCAGCATCATTTCTATTGACGACCGGCAGCCGCCATTTAAAATGCCTGACGGTAAAAGGCTATGGTTTTATAATGGCATTGATCTTGGCAGCGAGGTTTTCACTTGTTGGGTTTACGGACAAACTAAGGAAGGCATCATACTTGAATTTTACCGGCAGCTTGTGAGAAACTATGCCGAATGGGGCTTATGCCTTCCCGCCGAATTGGAATGCGAAATGAGCCTCAATTCACAATACCAAAACACGTTCCTGCAAAATGGGGCGATGTTTGAGTTTGTTCGCATTGAAGCGAATAATGCCAGGGGAAAACGCATTGAGGCGCATTATCGACAGTTGAGATATGGACTGGAAAAGAAACGGGAAGGCTGGCTAGCCCGGCCGTTTGCGCTGAGCGAAAGCAACCAGGCAGGGCGCCACGAAGTGAAAACACTTTACTACGATGACATAATTGAAGGCTGTTTAAAGGACATTGAAACCTGGAATAACATGCCTCATAGTAAGCATACGCATCTAACCCGTTGGGAAGTGTTTATGCAAATGCAAAACCCGGATTTAAAACCAATTGATTACAAAACATTTCTGTTCTACCTGGGTCGCAAAACGCCTACAAGCTGCGGATTTAATGGAATAATCCGATTTAGGAGCGCTGAGTTTCTATTAGGCCACGACGGTGTTATTTGTGTAGGCGATGCGCTTATTAACCTGATGGATAAGATAGCCGGGAAGGACATTGACATATACTGGTTGGACGGTAACGACGGCAGCATTTTGAAGGCCCTTATTTATATCGGTGACCGCCTTATTTGCGAAGCTATAGTAAAGCCAACTTCCAACCGGGCGCGAAAGGAACAGACTGCCGAAGACCTTAGAAACCGGGAATTAATGAGCAAATACGTGGCCACCATTGAGTCCTATGCCAAACATCGCAAACAAAGTATAACGCCGGTTATAACAATCGAAAAATCGGAGCCAAAGAAAAAAGCATTTGTGATGCCAGGGTTGCGGCAAGCGCCCGTAATTGACGAACACGCCGAAGTAGAAATTCTACCAGAACTACCCGATGAATTTGAATACATAAATGAACCAATAGAACCTAAAAGATTAAAAGACACATTCTAATACTTACCGCTATGATGGCAATTGACAGTAATTTTAAAAACACTACACGTGAAGCGCTTCTCGACAATCAAAAGAACTTCGAGGGAAGCGATCAGCAGTTTGCAAAAAAATGGAGTATAAACGGTGCGGTATGGAGCCGTATTAAGAAGGGGCAAATCGATGGGGTGCTGGCCGACCGGCACTGGATAAACATAGCCCGTGAACTTGGCGTGGGCGTCCATCAACGCCAGTGGCAGCCAGCGCGGACTGCCGTTTTTACTCAGATAGAGAGCGAGATAAATTTTTGCCAGGAAAATTCAAAATCAATGATCTATGTAGACGATTGCGAGATCGGCAAAACCTTCACCGCCAAATACCTTTCGAGAAGTCTACGAAACTGTTTTTATGTTGACGCGAGCCAAGCTAAGACGAAGTGTGAGTTTGTGAGAAAGCTAGCCAGAGCGGTTGGTATAGACCCTTCCGGTAAGTATGCGGAACTTAAAGACGACGTTAAATACTACCTGAAATTCATTACTAAACCAATTGTCATAGTTGACGAAGCCGGTGACCTGGAATATAGCGCCTTTTTAGAACTTAAAGAATTTTGGAACGCGACTGAGGGCGTTTGCGGCTGGTATATGATAGGAGCGGACGGCCTACGGGCTAAAATTGAGAAAGGGATAAGAAACCAAAAAGTAGGATACCGCGAACTTTTCAGCCGTTTTAGTGGAAACTTTAGAAGCACGGTACCAGTTGGCCGGCAAGAAAAGTTAGCCTTTTATCAAACGCTTATACGCACCGTTCTGGAGGCAAACATGACAGACAAAAGCAGCCTAAACGAAATAGTCAAACGCTGCATTACAAAAGACACACAGGACAACATAGGCGGCCTGAGACGCGCTGAAAGCTTGTTAATGCTTCATCAACAATCAGAAAAACAAAATCAATAAAATATGGGAAGTACAGTAGAAATGCTTGTAAAGCAAAATGAAGTGAGGGCCTTGTATATGACAGGTGATTGGACAAACAAAGAGATTGCACTAAAATCCGAAGTTTCGGAACAATCTGTTAGCGACTGGTCACAAAAGTTTAAATGGAAAGAGGCCAGGGAATTTAGGCTAAAACGAGAGGCTTTAATCAAAGAACTAGAGAACGTTGACATTGATTACGTCTTGAAGAGTTTCGTTGATTTTATTCAATCAAAATACCCCTATCTAAAGGCTCAATGGGGATTCTATATAGACGAGTTCAAAGAATCTTTAAAGCTGTAATAATCGGAAGGGGGTAATATGAAAATCGCAACTACGCCACAAATTCAGAAAATCCATGTATTGCTTAACCAATTAGGCATAATGAACAGAAAAAAGGAGATCGTTTATCAGTTAACAGAGGGCCGGACTACCAGCACTAAGGAATTGCTAATGGACGAAGCAACGCAACTAATTACCAGTCTGGCGCAATTTGACCCGGCCGATAAGTTAAAACGGGCTATTTTCTCATTAGCCTACAAAGCGGGCATTATTTACGGCGAAAGAGATCTCGACAAAAAACTTAATGCTATAAAGCTTAACGGCTTTCTAAAGGAACGCGGAGCCGTTAAAAAATCATTGAATGAGATGACTTATTCTGAATT